CCTAAACCTTGTTCGTGGACTATGTAGATAGCTTTACCTGTTAAATCTTCGCCATTCCAAACTCTTGGCAAAGCAGCTGGACGATATTTATTTTTCCAGCGTTCTTCATGACCTTGCCAACCTTTTTCTAAATCACCCTTTAAAAGGTATACAAAACCGATATTGAACTTAGAATCGGTCTGCTCTGGGTTAAGCTCTATAGACTTTTTAAACGCCGCAATTGACTCATCTAAGCGCATCATTACATGTAGGGCAAACCCCATGTTATTGTAAATAACGTAATTGTTAGGTTCAATCTTTACCGCTTCTTTGCAAGCCTCTAAAGCACCTTCAAAATCTTGTACAGATTGACAGCAAAGACCCATATTATTCCAAGCATGGAAGTATTTTGGGTTGATTTTTAAGGTTTTTTTGTACCATTTAATGGCTTCATGGAACTGATTTTGCTCTTTATAGCCGTTTGCTTTGTTGTAATGAGCCTCTAAAAACCGTGGATTTAGCTTAATTGCGGCGTCATAATCTTCCATAGCAAGGTCAAATTGCTTCATTCCTTGATAAATATTGCCACGATTGTTGTAAATAGTAGGGTCTTTTTTGACCGTTAATGCTTCATTAAATAGACCAAGAGCATCTATTTGTTTACCATTTTCGCTAAAAAGAATACCTTTTAAGATTAAGGCATCAAATTGCTTTGGAATAATGGATAGTATCTTGTCGCACTCGACTAAAGATGCTTGTGGTTGCCCTTGGTTTTTTAGCATTAAAGCTCGGTTGTAAAGGGCCTGAACCTGACTCGTGAGGTGTTTGTTCATCTCGCTGATTGTATACGAATTTATTTTGCAAATGCAATTTTTAGTGTAGAATTACAACATCTGGGTGATTACCTGTACCGGACTGCCCCAGCAGACAATGCAATGATTGGTACAGGGACTTTTGCATAAGGAAACTTAACATGGCACGTTCTACCTTCAGTGGCCCAATTCTATCTGGCGCCAATCGTTTTGGCCCTCTTCGTGATGTTGGCTATACTGATTTAACTCAAACAGCTTTTTTGGATTTTGCTGTAACAACTCCTAATACTGCTAACTACGGCGGTGGTTCACAACAGTTTGTTGCATCTAACAACATTCCAAATAGCCAAGCTGTTATTTACAATCCACAGTCTGGTCAATACAGCAACACTGGTCCTACAGTTGCAACTTTGCCAACTGCTGATACCGCTGGCACTATTTATCGTGGCGCAGTATTTTGGCTCCCATACTCTTGCAATATTTCTGATGTAATCGTTGACGTTGGTACATTACCAACTGACGGTACACACACTGCAACTTCTATTCAGCCATATGTTTCTAACAAGTTTGCTACTTCTACTGGCGTATACGCTACTATGGCTGCAATTACATCTGCAACTCGTGGTACAGCAACTTTTGTTGGTACACAACTTCAGTATTCAGCAGCTACTTTGCAAGACGTTCAAAACTTGCAACCCGGTAACGAGCCAGCATGGTTTAGCCAAGTTGTTGTTACTTTGGCAATTACTGCTTCTAGTTTGACAGCGCCAACTTCTGGTCAGATTGAAGTAACTTTACGTTACGCACAAAATGATATGAACATTGGTAATGCTACAACTTACCCATATGGTAACTTTGACTAATTAATCCCGAAGGGGCTTCGGCCCCTTTTTTGAAAATTTAAGGAGATTAATATGGCACAAAGTCCAAGTGGAATACCTAGCACTAACAATTCGGTAATGTCGATTACCCGTTCGGGTAAGTACGAACCTTTTAATTTACAAGTAGCCCGTGGTCAAATTGCAGGCCATTCAGTTGTAAATTTATTTGGTTATAACAATAACATTAGCCAAACTACAGCTTCTGCAACATCTATTCCAATTTGGGAAAATGCACAAGCATATACGTATCCATCGTCTGCTTCAACTATGACTTGCTCAAGCACGTCAGCTTTAGATGTTAGCCCAGCAGCGTTTGTCATTAACGGTTTAGATAAAAACTACAACCCAATTTCTGAAATTATTGTTCTTAATGGAACAACAGGAGTAACTACAAAAAATAGTTACTTACGTATTAATAATTTAGCTATGACTGGAGTTGCATCAGGACAGACTTCAAATGTTGGAACAATTACTGTTAAACAAAGTTCTAACATTGTTGCTCAAATAAATCCTGCTGTTGGTAAAAGTCAAGCTGCTATCTACACAGTACCCGCTGGATATAGTTTTTATTTGGAACAAGTAGAGATTAATACTGATAACCAATATACAGGTAGCCCTTTGTATTACAACGTGCTATCTACTAACAATACTACCGGCGTTACTTTTGAAGTATTGCAACAAGCGTTTACTGTATTATTTGTTATTGATAGAAGTATTAACCCTTATTTTTATCCAGAAAAATCAGATATCCAATGGCAAATTGGAGCGCCTAATGTTTCTTCTGCTGTTCAAATTGGCGTAGTTGTTGATGGTAAATTAATCGCTAACGGTAGCTAATTATGGCAACTAAGAAAAAAGGCCCATCACTTGCAGTTGGTAGAGGTGAGAAGCTTCCAGTATCTAAAGGGGCTGGTCTTACAGCTAAAGGTCGTGCGAAATATAATCGGGAAACGGGGTCTCATTTAAAGGCTCCGCAACCTGAAGGTGGTCCTCGTAAGAAGTCATTCTGTGCAAGAATGTCTGGAATGCCCGGACCAATGAAGGATGAAAACGGTAAGCCTACCAGAAAAGCTGCTAGCTTAAAACGTTGGAAATGTTAGTATGGACTATATGATTCAATTTTGGAATGCTGGTTTAACGCTAGTTTTAGGTATCATGGGTTATTTTATTAAAGAGAAGTTTAATGACTTAGATCGTATTTCAATTCTTGTTAATAAGACTCGTGAAGAAATAGCCCGTGATTACATTACCAAAGTTGAAGTACGTAGCGATATGGATCAAATTATTAACCGTTTTGATCGTATTGAAGCTAAACTAGATAGGTTTATTGAGGGGCATAAATAATGCCAAGCAAGAGTAAAAAGCAGCATAATTTGATGGAGGCGGTTGCTCATAATCCAGCATTCGCTAAGAAAGTAGGAATACCCCAGTCCGTTGGACGGGATTTTGCAACTGCCGATAAAGGCAAAAAATTTAAAGAAGGTGGAATCATGATGAAAAAGAAAATGGCTGAAGGCGGTATGGGAAGTATGACTATGGGCAAGGTTAAAACTGCAGCTCCTAGCAAAGACGGTATTGCTGAACGTGGTAAGACTAAGGGCAAAATGATTGCTATGAAAGGCAATACAATCGGTAATGGTCCTATGGTTAATACCATGAAAAAGGGCGGTAAAGCTAAGGCTAAGTGCTAATCATGGCACAAGATTACGCTAAAAACAGAGCCGTAGCACTGGCTAAAGAAAAGGCAAAAGACTATGAGGTTTTTGGATCTCGTGGTGATGCCGCTCGTCAAGGCATGGAAGAAGGTCGCATGGATGCGATGGGTAACACTTACAAAAAAGGTGGAAGTATGGAACACAAGCACAACGTAGATCACGTTAAACATCATTATGGTAAAGATCACGCTCATATGCACGAGCAAGATAAAGTTTCCAAACATTATGGACACGAATCACACAAAATGCATCACGAGCATGTAAAAGCTATGTGCGGTGGTGGTTACATGGGCAAGAAAGCTAAGTAATGCGAGCCTCTCGTGGGATGGGTGCAATGGATCCATCCAAGATGCCTAAAGGTAAAACTATTATTCGGAAGGATGATCCGAATGAAGTTACCATGTATAAAAAAGGCGGAGAAGTCTGGGATAAGGCTCGTCCAAAAGGATTAGGTAAGCCAAAGAAATTAAGTCCAGCCAAAAAGTCTGCAGCTAAAGCAATGGCTAAAGCTGCAGGTAGACCTTATCCTAACTTAGTTGATAACATGAGAGCTGCGAGGAAAAAGTAATGGCTACTAAAAATTGGATTCAAGAAGCTATTAAGAAGCCCGGATCTTTGAAAAAAGAGTTAGGTGTAGCAAAAGACAAAAAGATTCCGGCAGCCAAATTAGCTGCAGCTGCAAAGAAACCCGGCAAGGTGGGTAAGCGGGCTAGGCTGGCGGAAACCCTGAAGGGTCTTAAAAAGTGAGTTGGGCTATCCATCTCTATTTCCTCAAGGGTGTATGCCTAGGATTTGAGATAGTAGATGGAGAGAATACCAATACATTTTTTATCATAGATCTATTCATAATTAGGATTGGATTAGAAATTGAAAAAGCTAATAAAAAAAGTTCTAAATCTCTTTAGAAAGCCAGAGGAAGAAGTTGTTTTCCCTAAAGCTGAACTTGCGGCTTGGCCTTTTCCTGTTGAGCAAAAAAAGAAACGCCCACAGGTAAAAAAAGCTACAACTCGTAAACAAGTTGTTAAAAAACCCGTTGCTAAAAAAGCAACCAAAGTTGCTAAAAAGGCTAAGTAATGGCTACTTCAGGCACAGCGCTATTTAATCTAGACATGGGCGACCTCATTGAGGAAGCCTTCGAGCGTTGTGGTCAACAGGTACGCTCTGGTTACGACTTCAGAACAGCATCCCGTAGCGTTAATATGCTCACTATTGAGTGGGCTAACCGTGGTATTAATCTGTGGACAATCGAACAAGGTCAGATCCCGATTAATATTAATGGCGGTCAAATTAGCTATCCTATTCCCGTAGATACCATTGATTTATACGATCACGTCATACGTCAAGGCTCAGGCCAAAATCAGGTCGACATTAACATCACACGGATCTCCGGGGATACCTATTTAACAATCCCTACCAAGAACGCTTACGGACGTCCTATTCAGGTTTGGATTGATCGCCAATCAGGTAACGTAGATGCCACCCCAATTACTTCTGTAGCAAGCGGATATCCTATCAGCGCTACCGATACCACCATTTATGTAACTTCTACCCAAAATCTACGGACGCAGGGATACATTAATATTGATGGCGAAACCATCCTTTATCAGAATATTGGCACCGCTAACTCAAGCAATGCTAACCAGCTATTAAATTGCTATCGTGGTCAGAACGGCACGACTGCCGCTACACACTCAGCAGGATCTTTGATTTATAACAATTTCTTGCCCAATATTAATATTTGGCCTACTGGTAATCCCGGCACTCAATACACCTTCGTATACTGGCGTATGCGCCGTATACAGGACTCTGGCACGGGTATTAATACCGAAGATATGCCATTCCGTTTTATCCCTGCTATGGCCTCAGGATTAGCTTATTATTTGTCTATGAAGCTTCCTAACATGGATCCTAATCGTATTCCTATGCTCAAAGCGGATTATGAACAACAGTTCCAATTAGCGGCAGAAGAAGATCGGGAAAAGGCGGCTTTACGAATCGTTCCTCGGAACATGTTCTACTATAGATAACCATGCCAAATAAGTTTTCATCCGGTAAATATGCGATTGCCGAATGTGACCGATGTGGTCAGCGGTACATGCTTAAGGAGTTGCGTACTCAAGTTTTAAAAACCAAGCCTTATAAAGTTAAAGTTTGTAAGACTTGCTGGGATCCAGATCAGCCACAGTTACAACTGGGTATGTATCCAGTAAATGATCCTCAGGCTGTCCGTGATCCACGACCAGACGTTAGTTACTATTCGTCAGGAAATACGGGTTTATATGTAAATCCTAATTCTAGCAATAGTACCAATAATGCCGGTTACCCTCAGGATGGTAGTCGGCAGACACAATGGTCTTGGAATCCTGTAGGCGGGGCAAGAGGTTTTTCAGACGCTTTTACCCCCAATGATTTGAATTTAGCCATTACAATAGGTACAGTAACCGTAGTCACAACATAAGGAGCAGTAAAATGGACAAAGAAGATATGAAACAAGACAAGGCTATGATTAAAAAAGCCATGAAAATGCATGACGCTCAAGAGCATAAAGGCGGAAAAGGTACTAACCTTTCCAAGCTTAAAAAAGGCGGCGTAACTGGTAAAGAAATGAAAGCTATGGGTCGTAATATGGCTCGTGCTATGAATCAGAAGTCTAGCTCAAGAGGTCGTTAATATGGCAACCCAAATTAAAGCAACAACCAAAAACAGTTCGCCTATGCGCACTGGTCATGCAAAAGATAATAAATCCGCTGAAGATTACGCTAAACCACACAAGATGTCGGGAAAAGCTATTGGAACATCAGATGTTGATTCAGGCGTTTGTTATGCAACTGATCCTAATACTTTAAAAGCAGATGAGCATACTCCCGGCGGTATGCCTGCTATGCGTGTTTCAATCAGTAACAATACTCGTGGTCCTAAAACTGATGGTATTGAAACTCGTGGTAATGGTGCTGCAACTAAAGGTCGTATGGCTAGAGGCCCGATGGCATAATGAATTACGTTACGTTATATAACTCGATTCAAGCTTACGCTGAGAACACTGAACAGCTGTTCGTGGCAAATATTCCCGTTTTTGTGGAAGAGGCTGAACTTCGTATATATAACTCAGTAAACGTACCATCGCTACGTAAAAATGTAACCGGCACAATGACTGCTGGA